TACGGTTAGTGACTGTAGTACTTTAATCGAAGGGCAAAAAAGAGATTCTACGGCAGAAGAATGGAAGCCTTTTCGCTATCATATTTCCAACTCCGTGCAGGTTGAAGTTTGTAGCTCTTTTGTAGAGCAAGAAGAAACTACTAAATCAGACGGGCGGGCCGGAACAGAACCTAAACAAAAAAATCGGCGCGGTCGCCCTTCTAAAGATTTAGTTTCCCTAAAGAGTCTAAAAGGTATTAANAAGGATTTTACTAAAAAAGATATTGCAGAATTAAACAATCTAAAAAATCATGATGTAGCGAAGATGGTCAAAACAAGCTTAAAGAATAAAGAAATTAAAGAAGTTAATCAGATTAAATCGGGGCGCGGTAAGCCCGCAAAAGTATACAGAATTATTTAATATAAAATATATGGAAGTTCTAATGTCAAAACACGTACAAGAAATAGTAAATCAACTGAAAATGGCAAAGAGCATTAATTGCTATAAGATTAAACATAATGAGAGCAGAAAATTAATTTTAATTAAATCTCAGAATTATTTCTTTAATAACGACAGCGACATCGTTCTTGAACTATCAGATAATCGTATGATTACGTTTCAAGATCTAGAATTTGCCGACATAGAAACTCTCAACGACGGCACAAAGGCTATCGTTCTTGGTTCTTACGAGTTTCAACTACAAGATTAAATTAAAAGCCTTCACTTGTAATTTAATATACTTATTGTTATATTAACCCTACTTACCAGTTAAATAATACTACCTGCTAAGGTTAATAGATGTACAGTGTTTAATAGTAGTATGAATACTATAGTGAATAGATAAATATATAGATTATACTAGGAGAAGTATGTATTGATGAATAGATAGAGGATGGTCCGACTTATATAACCGCAAATAAATTACATTTTTATTAATTAAAATTAAATGAAACGATTTTTTTATCAGTTACTAGCATTTTTTTATTATTACCTAGGGGATTTTGCTTGTCGTGTGCCTACAGAGTGGGGGTACCGGTGGTACCAGTGGGCGATGTTGCGTTCGGTGAAGTACGATGACAAGGCTGGGCGGACCTTGTGGCGCGAAATTAATTGAATTAAAATTAATAAAATTAAATAAAAATGAATTAAATTATTATCTTGCACTAGTTTTTATATAGTAGTATATATAGATATATATATAGAAGCCGGCGCCAAATAATAAAAATGAATTAAATAAAATAAAAATGAATTAAAATTAATGAAAGAGGTTCTTTTAAATATAGAGAGATCAGTACCAGCAGAACTAAAGAATAATTTTTTGCGAAATATGGGGCGCGCGCGTTATAATATAATAGAATTTTCAGATCAATTAAAGAAACTAGTAAATAATAATATAGAAATAAAGGAGATTTTATTTAAAAACAATGAAGATGCCATACATTTTTCGGGAGATATATTGTCTAATACACTGTTCGATTATTGGGCGACTGGCGGATGCATTGAGGAGGTTTTTGTAGAGCGCGCCAAACATACGTATGAATACTCTAATGTACAATACGAATGGTAATGTGGAAGGGTGGCAGAGCGGTCTAATGCAGCGGTTTACTAAACCGCCGAGGGGAAACCCTCCGTGGGTTCGAATCCCACCCCTTCCGAATTTGCGAACTAAATAATATGAAATATGATAACCTAAAACAAGAGCTAACTGAATTTTATAATAGTTTTAAAGATAGAGGTAGTATTTGTGACTTTGTAGATGATAAGAGTCCAGAAGAAGTAAAAGAATACTGGGAAGTAGTAGAACTCTGTAGGGAAGTGAAAAAGAAAATGGAATGGATTTATGAAAGAGACTAGAATATAAAAATATGAACGAACAACAAGTAAATACTACTACTACTAAACCAACAAATTGGTCAAATGTTTCTGTATATTCTCTTCAAAAAGAATTGCAGATCTTTTTAAAAGAATTACGTAATTATTCTGGAGTAGGATCTCTTATGAATAAAAAAGACCAAGAAGAGATTAATGAGTACTGGCGAGCAGTAGAGCTTTGTCGCAAAGTAGCAAAAAAAATGGAGCAAATTTATGAACGATACTAGCCCAAATAATAACGGGGCGGGCAAAGGCGACAAGCCAAGGAACTGTTTCTCAAAACAATTCAAAGATAATTATGATTCGATTGATTGGGGTAAGAATAAGCGAACGCCGGCCGGCCAAATAAACGAAAAGAAAAAGGAATGCGATAGTTCCAAATAAACACATCTAATAACATTATCTAACCGAACAATACAATAGATTACATTTTTAATCAATAAAAAACATTTGACAACAGTGCAAAAATTGTTAATTTAGTCTTATGCATAGAACTGGATACTGCTGTATTAATCTTTCGATAGGGGATAACTTCCGAACTATGACCCTAGCCTGGGCTAATAGAAATGCTAAAGAGGTTGTTGCAAATAAGTGGCGCCAGGTAGTAGAACATAATTTTTCATTACTTGGTCGTATTACTGAATGGAATATTAAAAATAAAATATTTCTTTATCGTATTAGTAGTGATATGATTCCTTTTGCTGATCATGAGACGTACGGTTATCTATGGGACGAGTGGCGCGCCAACCCCGAATCGAATAAAATTTTGAATCCAGTTAAGCTTTCCATCTCCAGGTTCATTACCCTAGGCGGTCGCTTTACAATTCATCCTGGACAATTTGTGAGTATTGGATCGCCAAATAATCAAGTACGAGAGAACTCACTCAAGAACCTAGAGTACCATGGTCAGCTACTAGACATACTAGGATTACCGAAAAATTATAATTGTCCTATTAATATTCATGTTAGTAATGGTAGTAAGGATTGTAGTATGATTGTTCCTAATGTCGAGGAAAGTCTACAAAACCTTTCAGATAGTGTAAGGAAACGTCTAGTGTTTGAGAATGAGCAGAGTGGCTGCTGGAATCCAGAGAATTTGCGAAAGCACTTTCCCCAAATACCTATTACATTTGATTATCATCATTTCAATATTAATCCTGGAACTCTTTCTCTCGCAAAGGCTTTGGAAATTACGAGCGCGAGTTGGCCAAATAATGACCCTGTGCAACACTACAGCGAGGGGCGTACAAAACCCCTTGACACGGCGCATAGTGACTATGTTAAGTCCTTGCCTGACCAGCCTTGGGATATCGAAGTAGAAGCTAAACAAAAAGATCTATCTATTCGACCATTCATTAGTACTAGGAATAAACTAATTGAAGGGATTATTTATTAATTTTAATTACACAGACACTATTATATAATGGATATACCACAGATAGATGACGACGTTTCTATTCTAAAGGCTCTTGAAAATTATAAATTTTATCATACTATACCTCTTAATGAGCGAATAAGCACCCCCGGAGTTCCTAGTTTTATAAAACTCCATAGTCCGATTTACCGTCAGATGGGTCGTGTGAATTTTAGTGGTAAGCGCGTCTTGGATATTGGCTGCCGCGATGGTTTGTTTGCGTTCGAGGCCGAACGTAGAGGGGCCGCAGAAATTAAGGGTATCGACTCGTGTCTGTCGATTGGGGCAGTAGAGTTTCTTATACCTTTTTTTAAATCTAAAGTTATTATACAGGAAAAAGGATTATTTGATCTTCATCCCGAAACTGATGGCGTCTTCGATATAATTATGTTCGCGGGAGTACTTTACCATCTACGTTACCCCTTTAACGCCTTGAAGATTATATCTGACCTTCTTAAACCTGGTGGTACCTTAATTTTAGAAACCGGTATTTTCGCCGACTTCGATATGCACGCTCTTCTCCATTGCCCATCCCAGAATGAGAGCCCTTATGATACTTCATCTGTTTCGTTTTTTAACCGAAAAGGTATGATAGATAGTCTTGCTTCGTTCGGCCTCAAAGTAGAAGAAACAGATTATATAAACGAATCGGATCGCATTAGAGATGATTGGAGTATTATTAGAGGTACTTTTCGATGTATTAAAGACGATAACTTTGACGATAAAAATATGCATACCTATTGGAATGGGAATCCCCATAAAACTTGGCAGAAATAAAAAAGATTGACGGCGCCCTCAAAATTCTTTATAGTATATTTATAATTGCTCTGGTGGCGTAATGGCAGCCGCAACGGACTTAAAATCCGTTATCAGTAATGATGTGTGGGTTCGAGTCCCACCCAGAGTACCAAATTTAAGCAAGGTTAGTATAACTGGAAGTACCGACAGACTTATAATCTGTGTGCCCTAGATGTGGGCCGAGCGAGGGTTCGATTCCCTCACCTTGCACCAATTTCGGCCTTGTAGCTCAATGGTCAGAGCAGTCGGCTCATAACCGATTGGTTGGGGGTTCGAATCCCTCCGGGGCCAGACCTTAGTCTCCATAGCTCAATTGGATAGAGCAACGCTCTTCTAAAGCGTAGGTTGCTGGTTCAAGCCCAGCTGGAGACGCCAGTATAAGATAGTAATAATAGAAATAACCAATGAAAAATATTATTTATTTTATTTTAATTATGTTTGGAGCGATGGTCTATGGTCGTGAGCCATACTCTATGTGTGCAGAAGCTAAAGGCAAAGGATCAACCAAAGCCGAGGCCCTGGCGATTGCCATCGCTAAGATGCCCTCTGGTGCCACCTTGTCTCACGTTGGGTATAACGGATACTCATACAAAACAAAAGACGGTACAGTAGGAAACTATGAATGCATTCTTAGATGGAAAAAGTAATGAGTAATGATTTAATTAATTCAATTTTATTATTTATTTGTGTAATGATTGTGAGTAATATTAATATGTGTATAACTTGAGAGGGCAACCGGTGTCTTCTAGACCTAAAGGGCGACTCGTAATGGGTCGCCCTTTTCTTTATTTGTGAACGCCATGTATTCAAATAGGCATATTTGTGAACCCGATCCCCCTAAATAAGCACCCTATAAACACCCTATTCTTATACGCATCTCCGATGGGATTCGAACCCATACTGCGCCCGTGAAAGGGGCGAGTGCTAACCATTACACCACGGAGACTTCTACATATACATATTACCCTATACTGAAACAAAAATCAACTGAATTGAAGGAAAGAGTGATTGATTGATTAAGTTGTTGATTATTAATGAGTTGCGCGAGTTGGCCCCCCGCGCCCGCGCAAGTATATGATTCACAGCATTTTGCATCGCCGGCCTCGCATACAAAAAGAAAGGGAGTGCTTTCGCACTCCCAATCTTCACCATGACCAACCACAAATTACACGATAGAAGCGAGTTGTGCGTCTCGTTCCATCACTAACTCGGCACAGAGAACTTGGTTCTGCTTGTGATTCTCTCGATAACTCATTAGAGAATAGTCATCTACGATGCGGAGGATTTTGAACTTATCAGCAAAAGCCTCGATCTTTTCTTTAGTAGTTTTAAGTTGCGCCGAAGGTTTAGACATAATGGACTTGGCATCAATCTGAATAGTGTCACAGATAACACCAAAGTCTTTGCTTTTCTGAACAATAGCCGCATCATGGGATAAACCTAAAACCATGTCAGCAAGTTTCTTGGCATTCGGAGCTTGCTTGCTATCAATCTTTTCGAGAGTGCGAACCAGAACAGGATTCGATGTAGAAAATTTTTGATAGGCGTCGAGTTGTGACAATTCCTCCGAGAAATTAGTCTTTGCTTCTAACTTGGAAAGTTCATCTTTAACAAAGGCAGAGATATGAGGCACATCAGATTTTTCCATATCACTAACTTTATCTTTCTTAACACCAAGGATGTTGCGGTTAGGAAGTTTGCCCTTGCTATTATTGAAGTGCTGGATCATCATTTGAGTAAGAGTGATGGCATTGAACATTCTACGCGCTCCGATACCTTCTGCTCCATTGATAACTCCTGCGAACTTATTGATTTCCACCCACACATAATTGTCTTTAGTGGCTTGATCGTTAATGTCAATATCAATTTCTTCCCAATAGTCGGACTGAACACTTGTATAAGAAGGAGGATTGGACTTGAGGGCAAACATCTTCTTGAGGTGCTTGCTCTTAACTGCGGTCGATGGTTGACCAGTCCGGCTACGAGTGCTACGAGGTAGCGTGATTTTCTGCAAGGTTTTAATGTCAATCAAGTCATTATCGCACAATCCTAAACGATCCATCGCGGCTTTACGATGTGCGGCATCCTTAAAGGTGACAATTAAAACCTGCTTATTATCTTTAAGATAGTTGAAAGCGTAGTTGACAAGACCAGAAGAAACTTTCTTTGTGTTTTCAATCACAACCATTTCGCCAGAAAGACTAATCTTGTTGCCACCCATATTAGAGGTTAGATCGCCACCTTTTACCATGTAGCCCAAGTTGCCGACATAACCTTTGCGTGGATTATATCTAATCACCGCATCATCATCGGCTTTATCAATTAACAAGTAAGAATCAACCTTTTTACCTTTCCATGTGAAGTTTTTAATGCACTTGGAAACAATATAGTAAGGATTAGTAAGATCGTTAAACTTGCACAACATCCGTTTGAAAGAGAAAAGACTTGGCGCATCTTTCAGAGAGTCGGACGCTTGCTTTGTCATTTCATCTTTAATGGATGAAAGTTTTGATTTGATAGCGTTGATTGTTTTCTCTGTATATTGCAAGCCTTCGCGTGAAGCGGCAATATCGAGGTCGCCGATATTGAATTTAACAACAAGACCACTACGCAAGATATTTCGGAAAGTATCGTTGTTGTCGTCGTTGTAGTCCAGTTTGAGAGAGTCGGCATTCAAAGCATAGCCGATATTTCCCATTACAGCAGTTGGAACACTATGGAATTGATTGTATACGAATAGTGTCCAATCATTGCCTTTCATTAAGGGTTGTTCATCTTTGAAGTCAAGAGTTTGACCATCAAAATCTGGACGAACCGCGAAATGCTTGTAGATTTGTGCGGCTTTTGTTGAGAATTGCTCAATGTCGTTAGGACGAACTGGAATAACAATCTCTACACCATTAGGTTCGGTAGTAGGAGCGGAAGCCAGCTTTGCAATCTGTCCAACCTGCGAGGCGTCGATATAGGCGTTGTATGTAGTCTTGCTACCATCGCAAAAGCTATTGATAACAAAATTGTCACCATAAGCAAATGCGGACTTGCTACCAAGACCAAGTTGCCCGATAAGCGCATTGCTATTACGCTTTGTGGATTCTCCGTAGTATGCGTAAATGTCTTGAATATCTTTTTCGGTAAGACCCAATCCAAAATCACGAATTTTGAGATTAAGGTTCATACGACTTGGCAATGTCACTTTGATGGGTTTTTCGGGATGACCCGCTTCGACATGAGCATCCACCGCATTGCACGAATACTCACGCAAGACAGCAAGGATTTTATCGGAATAGAGTTGATTCCGAAGGACATTGAAGATATGGGCAAGACCTTCGTTCTTGATGCCGAAGGATACTGCGCCTTTGATTCCCGTTGTGACGATGTTGGTTTTTGGTTGTGTAGCAATCATGGTTTTGTTGGTTGGTTATTGGTGAGATTTCATCATACGATTATTTGTGCTACCCGCAAGCATTTTTTTTATTTTTTTTCATTTTTTTACAAAGCACTCTAGATCATAGAGTTGCACGGCGCGGGGGGGCGGCCTCATGCAAGTCATTCATTTGTATAATCTTGCATAAGACAGCTTGTAGACAAAAAATTTAAGGTTCCAAATTGGAACCTTAAATCTGTTTCGTTTTGTTTTGTTAGGCGGGAAGCATAATTACTTCCTCGCCAACCTCTTCTGTTCTGGCAAAGCTTACGCCTGCCAAAGGATCAAGCAACCCGTGAAGCGCATCGCTCCGTTTAGGCAGGGCCAATACATTGCCGCGCATTACATTAGTAAAGGCATTGTGCAAGCCCCAGAGATTGCGCTCTGATTTCCATTCGTCATGCTCTGGCGAGTGCCATTGGTCAAGAACATCAGCAAGGTGAGTCTTACTAACTGCACCGCAACGATATGCGCGAGCCAAGATATCGTGAGCTTCGGCATTGTCCAAAGCGCGACCTTGGTATGCCTCGATACGAGCGGCATTGTTGCCCCAAGTTGTGGTCAGCTTTCCGAACGCACCAGCAAGAAGCGTTGGCAAGTCACGCATAATGAACTTGGTATGGCGACGAGCAATCTTGATTTCATTGTGGAAAGCGAGATTGTCGCAGACAAATGGAGCCGAGCCAGCATTGATACCAGCAGGGAACGACTTGTCGTGAGAATTACGCAAACCAATTACGGTTCCGATATTGTTCTCCTGCGAGAAGTTAGGAACGCCAGCGACTTGGAAGAGACCGAAGTAGCGCAATCCACCACGAGCAAGAGCATGAGCCTCTTGAGTGATAGTCATACCTGCATCGGACACGATCTCCCGCAAACGCTCAACGAGCGCAAAGTGTGGGATGGGATGCCAAGAGTCGGTAGCCAGAGGCGTGGCGACTTGTTGGACTTCGGTGGATTCAACGGCGTGACCGCCGCAATGTAGTGTTAGTTTTAGTGGTTTCATTGGACTCTCATAGTAGTCTCTATTGATATCGAACGCAACACTTTTTTTCTGATTTTTTTTATAAATGGTATCGCAAATTGCGATAGGTTGGCACGATTCTTGCTACGTTATAAGTGACTTGTTTCCAACGACTTGCACGCGCGCGGGGCCCCGCCAGTCGCAACCCGTTTACCATTAACGGATTACGCTGGCAGCCCAGATTATCAATCTTTATTCATGCATAAGGCAACGCCAATTATAATAGCAAAGATTATTATTAGTATGATATTTACCATTATTCATAATCTTTAAAGGGTTAGTCTTCATCAATTTCGATATCATTATCATCTTCACTACCTCGCTCCACAGAAGTATACCATTCGCTGGTTGACACTTTGTTCTTAACTAGATCATATGTAATGTCATCCCCATAGTCAGAGCCGTCGCCAGCACCAGAATATGAATAGACTTCCCATGCCCAATCTTCAACTTGATTTGCAAAGTCCTGGTTCCATTCGGGTTCCAAGTCTATATTAAGATTGCCTTCGTCATTACCGCCACTAAACTGAAGGATAATCTTCTCGACTCCAAGTTCTTTAGCTTTAGTATATAGTTCTTTTTTAAGCGGTTCTGCTCTCATTGTTTTATTTCTAGGTTTAGTGTTTTGGTTGTTTTTCCTACCATTAGCATCCATTTGTCTGGATTCTTAACTAGTGGGGAAAGGTATTGTTGAGGAGTAGGAATAAACCCACAATCTTCAACTAAATGTTGTTCGGCTAATACTTTAGTAGGTATTTTTTGCCCTTTAGAATTTTGAATAGTATGCCCAAATTTCTCGATAGCCCATTGGACTCCCGCACTATGATGACGCAGGGCGCGATGCGTCCAATCGCCGGTGTATTGTTTGGTCTCATCGAACCAGTCGTGAAGAGAGACATAATCCTCTGGAATGCCGCCCCACTTCTGGGCAGAGCTTTGTGCGTGTTTGTATGGTGTCATGGTGTATATAAGAGCTTATTTTATTTTGAGTTATAAGTCAACTTTTTAAGCTTGGCATTTTTAAAAACAGCAACATATTCCCCGTAATCAGGCAATTTAATAATTTCCATTTCTTTCATTTTTTCTTGACAAATTTTTACCAACTGTTCTTGGTTGACAGCAAACCCGCATCCAGTAGGAATATTTTCGATCTTTTCATTTATGAATACATCATCATAAACATTATCTCCGTCGAATAAAACTCCATGTTCTTGTCCAGCTATATTCAGAGCCATGAACCATTTGTTTTCTGTGGTGATAGTTTTCATCAGTTATAGAATAAATTTATTTAGCAAAAGTGTCAAGGTATTTTTTCAATTTATAGAAGTTGTTTATTTATAATGACTTGCACGCGCGCGCCCCCCCGCTTCTCGCAAGCTATTGACGCCCAGTATTTTACTATAACACGCTTGAGGCAAAAGAAGGCGGCGAGGCCCACCACAAGCCTCGCCGCCATGACCCCACCACACTCCTGCACTTGCAGGAAATTATCTGGCCTTCATAAACCTGCCCCTGCTATCCCGTTTGTTGTGGTAAGTGGTTTTCTTAACATCCACTTCCTCAATAGGTTTAGTATAAACCCGCTCAAACTCGCGCAAGACTTCATATCGTGCAGTCCGAAGTTTCTGACAATCACAATCTTTTGGAACAGATACTACATCGGCAGGACTGATCTTAACAATCATCAGTTTAGAATCGCCTCCACCAAAATTAGAAGCATATTCGTGACTACCAGCATGGAAGCCATAACTGCAACCAATCTCGGCATCATCGCAAACCGCATTGCGTGGCATTTCAAGAACCGCGCCTACATGGTTGCTGAACTTGCCAGAGTGATGATCCTTGAAGTCGGGACGAACACTCTTGTAGGCCAAGAAGTCGCCATCTGGACAAATCGGAAGGTGCTTATGCTCAAGGAACTTATAGAGTTCGTCAACTGCGCGGCGAGAAGGATTCGCCATGAGTTTGTCCAAGAAGTTCACAAGATACTCGAAAGGAAGCGAGTCATCCATGAACTCGAAAATCTTATCAACTACATAGTTGTGAACAGGTTCGCCATTATACAGAATGGTGCTGTCTGTGACTTCAATTCCAGAGGCGTTAGCCTTCTTGAAATTGTTGCGGATAGACTCTTTCACATCAAAGAGTGAGTGCAAGAGGTCGATGTCCTCATTTGCAATAGCGTCAAGAGCATCCTCGAAAGAGGGGTGATTCGATGACATGGTGAATGGAGTGCCGTCGATAACGGCGGTGATGGACTCGTCGGTTTTGATTAGTGCGTTTAGGGTTTTCATTCTATTTATTATATTATGGTTTTTTGTTTGGGTTGTCAACTGCAATTAAAAATTAAATTCAAATTGATCCTCGTCAATTTCATCTACCTTCTGTTTTGAAACGAACCATCCTAATTGGGACAATCCCTCATGGGCGGCATCATTTTCGTTTGCGGCCAAGACCGAAAAACAATCATTGGCATCATTGGTATTTACGATGTGGTATGTGTCTTGTTTCATTGTTTAACCTTTCTCAAGAATACTAATTCTTTTTTACATTTAACGCAACGAAATTTTTTACCAGATTGCACTTTATTGTGCCGGATAATTCCAACCTCATGTTTTTGGCAAGCGCAAATATAAAGAAATTTTTGTGTGGTTCTGCCAATACCTTTTGTTTCCATTGAATGACAGCGTTCGGGTTTTAAGCTAAAGACTGACTGCATTACAATTTTCCAAGTTCCTCCATGCGGACTTTCTCTTGGGCTTAATGCCTCGGCAACTAAATGGGCTACCTCATGCGGAATAATCTCGTCAAGAAATCTTTTTTTATTTTTTCTGAATAGATCGTGGTTGAGATAAACACAATTATTTTCTGATGCGATTACATATCCTGCATCCGTGCTTTTATGAAAAAACTTGACGCCTTCGTATGGTAAATCTTTTTTGATTTTTCTTCTTGCAATGCTCAAGCATTGTTTGATTTTTTTTGCAGCTAATCGCTGAAGCTCGGAACTTACTTCTTGTGGTGAGAGAATGTTGGTTGCCATTTGTAATATAATATCTCAATTTGGTTCTTTTTGTCAAAACAATTTTACAAATAGCTATAAATGAATAACTTGCGCGCGGGCGGGGGGCGCGCTATCGCAACTCGTTGAGTTCGCTAGCTTTATGTTTTTGCTTTCTGGAGTAGCCAGCCTTATCGATAGGTCGGCTTGGCTTTGGCATGGGCTTCCTAACTTTTACCGGATCTGTTTTGATCGTGAAGGATTTACTCTTCATCTTCCGCCCCTCCAAAAAGTTGATCCCACTCCTCTCCGGTGATTCCGGTTTTGACGAACTCCCTCTCGTCAGCCGAGNGTTCTGGCATTGCGTCTTGGATTAGCTTACCCATTTCCCACGCGAGGATTTGTTCCTCCGTGACATTGATTTCTTTCGAGCGGGTGACTCCGGTGAGCGGTGATTTGCGTGTGATGGTCATATTAGTATAGTAGGGTTTTTTTATTTCGATTGCAAGGATTATTTTTCTAAAACATAAGACCAGTAGCGAGAATTTTCTTGACCCTGCTTACGATCCCAAAAGATACAACGCGCAACATAAGGGGCAATCTCATACTCAAACGACATTCTGATCCAATGCCGTTCAATGTCTTGATACATTTTTGAATGCTTGGTTTGATTACAACCATAGAGTTGAAACATATGAGTATCTGCACAAAAAACTTGACCGATTGTAGGATACATCATTTCGATTGCAAAACTGGATTTTGCCATGCCAAGACCGAGGATAGTTTTCTCGATACGATTGCGAAAGCCACTCCAAGATTCATCCTCACCTTGCTTGGTATAGAAGCAGGGGTTAGACCAGAACTTTGTAGAAAAATCTTTGATAAAGCGAACACGATTGCGAAACAATCCCGCGCCACTCTCTTTGATCTTGCTTTCAAGAACATCCCAATGGTTCATCCACTCCCACCAGTTCTTGATAAGATTGTATGCCTTGATGTTGGACTCCCATGTAGTGTGAACGCTACAATAGGCAAACAAGAAACGCTTGAAGCATTCTGAATCATTGTCTGGAGCAACCGAAGCCCAATACTCTGTTTGGAAATTGCGCTCGTCATTGGTGATTGACGCGAAGAAGTCTTCGATTGGCGCGAGGTTGAGTTGTGGTTGTGTGGTGGTGGTAGTGGTCATAGAGCTATATTCGTTTTTTTTGAAGGCTATGTCAACATTTTTTTGCATTTTTATTTAATGCATTGTAACTCAATGACTTGCACGGCGCGGGGGCCCGGCCATTCGCAACCTGTTGATAATCAATCATCTGGATAGGTGAGAGCCCAGAATACAAGAATAAACATAACCCCGAATATAAAAACAACAAGCATATTATTAAAAGTAAGCGTGTTTATAGACAGCTTCTTTCTTTAAATTTAATTGAATTGTTTTTTGGAAATTATTAAAATCAGTTCGGGCTTGCTTCATTGTAGAGCAACCCGTGATTCCGATTGCCAATGTGATTAGAATGTATTTCATGTTATTCTAATTCTTTTGCTGTTAGAATTGTAATTTGTGTGTGGTCGTCATCATCATTTGCATCTATATCATACAGAAACATGGATGAGCCAGATATTTTTACTTCTTGATTATCTCCTTCGTTGAATGTGAGAGAGTATTCCAATCCCTCATCATCCCATTTAAAATACATGAACTCATTTTCGTCGCTATCTTCCAAGCCCGAAAAGGCTGGATAAAGAACGATTGAATCATTGATAATGACCGCACTTGCATCTTCAAGGATTTGATATGCTTCTTTGAGTGTGATTGTTTTCATTGGACTTCAATATACTCCCTTCCATCTTCTACCGCATCAAATCCTTTGTTGGTGAATGTAGATACAAACATCTCAACAAGTCTTTTCAATTCAGTTTTATTTTTTGGTTTTCTTCCGAAGTATTTTGAGACGCAAGTCTCTACCCATTTCATCTCACCTTCTCTGAAATTAAGTGTGATTTTCATACTTCCTCCATTTCTTCTTCGCATGGTTCATATCCAAGACTATCAAGGAGTTCTTGTGGTGCTGTTTCAATATCGTTGTAGAACTCATCGTGATCCTCTTCTGGACTTGCTGTATATTTTCCACAAAAGAACATACCATACTCAATATATTCTAATATGAATGTTTGTCCAGTCAATTCGGCGAGCTTCTTAATAATAGGAAGCGGCGGCGCCCATGCTGTCTCAAAGGAGAATGAGGAAAAGTCATCGGAGTTAAAGCGACCATCGTAGCCATCCCATTTTGTCCCCCAATTTACAACCCTCCAAGAATACCAATCCTCTCCTTCCAATAGTTTCTCATCCATGGGAATGATTTTCTGAAAATCGAAGTCGAAATCTCCTTCGCCTTTGTCGATTAGATATGGTGATAATATCCCGAAAAGGCTTTCACCGCTTTCGAGTGTGAGTTGGTTAGTGCAATGGTTTGGCATGGTAGTTTTGTTTGGTTGGTTGTTGTGAATCAGCACCTTGTCAGAATCGAACTGACGATACAGCTTTTGCAGAGCCGCGCCTTACCATTTGGCTAAAGGTGCAAAATGTTTAATCTCTCTCAAAGCACAAGAAGGCAGGAGTGCTTTCACCTACCCATGCGCCCTCGACATTAAATTGGAAGTATTCTTCTGCGTCCTCATAGGACATATCACGCGCAAGAATTTCTATGCACTTGGCGCGGTCATAAACAGCAAACTTGTTGTCGAATTGAGTGGCGATACCAAGGAAGGCATCTTCAAATCCTGTGGCGAGTGTGATTTCTTCATCTTCGCATCCGCAAAGACTAATGGTGTTTTGTATTTTTATATTCATGGTGGAATAATAAAATTACTTTTTTTTTATCCGTTGGTCAAGGAAAAATTTCTCTTTTTATTCCTGCCAAATAGAAACGCCAATTCTTGGGGCGGCGAATCATACACATAAGGTGGAGATGTATTCTTGTTGTCATTTCGGTCTGGTCTTTACCAAATAGTATATCGAAATAAATAACAGACACAAGCACTATTTTTCTTAATAGTGTGATTATGTTGGCATGATTCTTGCTATCACGAATTTTACAACTCATTGGCTAATAAGTAATTACACGCGCGCGGGGGGCTGGATCGCGCAACTACTTAATAATCAATGGCTCCCAGGGTAGGGCTTGAACCTACGACCAATCGGTTAACAGCCGACCGCTCTACCACTGAGCTACCTGGGAATGGAGCCGACGCTCGGATTCGAACCGAGGACCGACGGTTTACAAAACCGTTGCTCTACCACTGAGCTATGCCGGCAAATATAGCGGGTGAGGGAATCGAACCCTCCTAAAAGTGCTTATGAGACACTTGAGTTCCCAGAACTCTAACCCGCAGAAATTTGTTGGCTGATCGCCGCGAATACCATCGAAACGCCGCACGATCCCGCTTTCGACTGCACCGGAATAGGTATTACTACTCTATTAGCCAAATAGTATAGAATTTGCTATTTAGTTCAACTCACGCTTGAACTATTCTGCATTTTCTAATCAAATACTAGCCACGCTAGGGTAAGCCTTTGTCGTTTGATGAGAAGTCCCAGATTCAAGGAACCGACCCTTTGCGGGCTGACATCTAGAAGATGACCTCTACAAACTCTGCGCTTACTTCTCATAACTTACAGGACGAGGCATGGAGCCTCATTTCCCCTAGCAAGCTAAATCGGATGACGCTACAGACCCTGCCTCTGTCCCCGCCCCCATACGAGAGCGATGCTTTCTATTCTACACCAAGCGTCACTTTTCTGCAATGGAGGGACTTTAACCCTCACGCCCCCGCCTACAAAGCAGGACTCTAGTCATTTGAGCTACATTGCATACTAAAATTAAAATGTAAAAGATCAACCGATTTTGATTTCGTAGGTGACTCACCTACCCATTGGATCATCGGGAACCAACTCCTGCCAGAAGTATTATTACACCTTACGCGGTGGCACGGAACTTAACAACTTCTCTGTTAAGGATTCGGTCATACCGAAAACTGCGAATACCTTTCCCATAGCAATAGGTGGTGATTCCGTCCTTGAACTTCCCAAAGGGGCGCGAGGTGATATACTCCTGCACATCCTTGTCCTTGGGCTGATAGGTGATCTTGTAAATCGGAAACAGGAAGCCTCCGAGTTTCGAGTCTGCAACGGCGAGTTTGATTTTGTTGATGATGGTTTTCATTACATCCCTAATGTAGTTTCTTTTGAGTGGTGAGTCAATAGATTTTTTTGAAAAAAATTAAATTTATTTTCAGCAAATAGCGAAAAAGAGAATCGACAAATAGCGAAATAGAGAAATAATAAATAGGCAAATAATAAAATGAAACTATACGCATATGCACTGCCTATCAGCTGGATTATGTGCTGATATTATTAAGTTACTTGTATTCAACGAGTTGCACGGGCGCGGGACCCGGCCTCGCGCAAGTGGCCGATACTCAACAACTTGCGCTTGGCACGATTCTTGCTCTATGTTACCAGCAGTTTACTGCGTCAGCTTGCCTCTCTGCATGAACCTCGGCAAGGCTCTTGAAGCTCTCAAGTGCTTCTTCTTTAGTTTCATCGTCTTCCAAGCTATTAGCAATGGCATCAAGTGTCCAGCACTCTACGATGACATCCCATCCTCCATCATCATAATGTTCTTGGGCGTAGTTATATATATATTTAGCTATGTCTTGTTTGGTCATATTAGTGGTTAGTTTAGTGTTTGATGTAGGGTTAGTCTCTCCAGCCTCCATAGAGGTCATGTGCAATTCTGTCTGCGTATGCAAGAGATTCGTCGTCGCTTGCATTTTCGAGTCGAACATTTAAGCGTTCCAGTTTCTGCTCCAGAGCGATCCTTTTCGGGTCACTCTCGAACAGCATGGGAATTTGCTTTTCGACAAGCTCGATTTCTTCCTCAAGTTGCTGTATTAGTTTGTTCATATTATTAAGGATTAGTGTGTTTTTTAAGGTTGTTCGGTCATAAAGCCATTATAGTTTTCGTATAAAGCAACTTCATCGTTAGGCTTGATGTAGGGTTTGATGTAGGGTTTGATCATGTCCAGTTCCTCAAGGATTGTGCTGATGTGATTGACCCAGTTGAGTCCATAAACATCGCCCATCTGGAGGTCGTGATAGGCTTGAAGGATTGTCTCTTTGGACGCGCCTTCGTATAGACCATCCCCGTTCATGGTGGATTCGATGTAGTCATAAACCTTGTGCTTGTCCTCTGGGGTCAAGCCGATGAGGGTGTAAGCGGCAATGTTGAACAGGACGCTGTGATGTGGCGCTTGTGGTAGTGTTGTCATGTGTGTTGGTGTTGTGGTTGAATTACCAGCCTCGGCGGTTTTCCGCGAAGTTGAAGTTGGACAGGTCACGCTTGATGAAATCCTCAAAGCCGCAACTTGGGCAGGAGATGAAGGTATCGCCGCCTTGAACGCTACCGCCAGCGTATTCTTGGTATGCTGGTTCGTAGTTGGCAATCGCCGCTTCGCGGCACTCTGGGCATCTGACATTGTATTGGTTTTTGGTCATGTGTGTTGGTGTTGTGGTTGAGATTAGCTGTTGGCTTCGTCTGCGAGCCGTTCCAGAACTTTTCTGTTCTCTGGCTCATCCATGATCTCGCCAAGAATCCAAAGGCAAACATCCTGCCATTGCTGGGTTGTCCGCTCGCCCCGATTGAGGCTGGTGAGGTTGTTCAGGTAGTGTTCAATCAGTTCAACTTTCATGCTCTAAAGGTACTATGATCTCGCTGTAATCGCAAGGATTATTTTTTATTTTTTTAATTTTTTTTACACGGCTGTAAGCAAGAGCCGTGCCAACCTTCTAACACTACCATACAAGAATCGTGCCAAGTTATGATCTTGAAAGAAAAAGACCCTATTATTTCTTTCAAAACTATTAACTTGTTGAATAACAAGCACTTGCAATCGCGCGGGGGCCGGCCTCATGCAAGTTGCTGAGGCTCAAGGGTTTACTTGTAGCGATCTTTCGGCGTATACCGATAAAGCTGACCATTTCGCACAATCCTATCAACCCAAGTGGATTCCGTAAACCATGCGATGTTGTGAGCAAGAAGCGTGCCAGTTATTTCGGGCGAGCCGAACAGCAGATGTATTAGTTTTTGTTTCATAAAGTATTATCCAAAAAGAGGTTGCATTTTGTATTTAGTTCCGCGAGGCATTTTCTTAACCTCTTGGAGTCCTTCGCGTTGCCTGGCTTTATTATACTCCCAGAGTATGTTTTGCTTTGCAGTATAGAAGAAACCTTCTGTTGCCGCAAGTGTATAAGAACCAATATGTTTTGTTGGTGGTATTAGTGCTTTAAGTATTTTTTTCATTTTATTTATTGAATACAAGAAACATTCCAACCATTGTGGCGAGAAGAAAGATCATATAAGTAATTAGCTTGCAACGATTTCAAGAGTATATTTTTTGATAACATTGTCGGCTTCTTGCTTCCAACGGCGCAACTGCCTATCGTGGAAGTCTTTGAGGAGAGTTTCTGGTAAAGTGTCGCTGTCTCCATCCTGCCAGAGTTGGGCCATGAGCGCGTCATGTGTAAGACCTCGCGCCCTGTTTTCGCTAATTCTCCAGAGGCTTGCAAGGTGCTTGCTGTTTCCATCCTCCCATTTTGTAAAGCCAGCCCAATACTTTCCATTTTCAAAAGAGTGCATGGGCTTTCCATCCATGTCTGAAAGGTGGAGTGCGGCGGCATCTTCAAGCTGTGGGAATGCTTCAAGAATTTCTTTGTGGATTGCTCCGCCGACAGATTCGCGCCCATTCTCGACAACGCGACCAGTCAGAGAAAAGTATGGTTTTTGATCGCCGATCTTGTGAAGGATCAAACGGGCTTCGGTGTAGTTTTTTGGGTCTTGGTTTTTTGTGGTTAGTTTCATGGTGGTGAATTTTTAATTTATTAAAATTTTGAGAGTGTGGCAAGGATTATTTTCTCAAAAAATCGCGCAGGTTATAGCACAAGTTGAAAAGGTGAAAGTTGACAAAGGCGGAAACTTGCTTGCCGCGCCTGTCCGCCGCGTGTGAGCGGTTGATGAATTTCTGGCCGTTATTGTGAAGGGCGAGGAGAATTTTATTTTTCATGTTTAGGGTTCGAGGTAAAATTTAATTAAAACGCCGCAAGTTGTCAACCATATAAAAACAACAAGGAAAGGAATTGCCTCCATTATTTAGTCCAAGGGGTTGCTTCCAACTTCCAAGAGTTGCGAACAAGACGAAGGGTTGAAACTGCATCCTTCACTATCTGGCGTGAGGTGTCATACTTGCGATGCCGCCAGCTATTGCGGATTGAATTTGCAAGTCCAACGCGAATGGCTACATGGTGGGCATCTGTTAGTGTGGTGTTTTCTTTTGTCATGCTTTTAATGTATCAGAATTTTCAGAGAGCGCAACGAATTTTTTTTTATTTTTAAAAATTTATTTTACGATTTTTGTTGACACCCGCCGAGCCGCTTCCAGCCTAGCTCTGCGAGCGACGACCGGAGAGCCAGTGTTTATGCGGGTCTGCGGGCCTTCAATGTAAGGTATTGACAATCAAGGACTTGCACACGCGCGGGGGCCGGCCTCGCGCAAGTCGCTGATATTCAACAACTTACGCTGAGGGTTTATGCTAGCATTTCCCGTGCCAACTATTTTTCAAGTCGGCTTTTGTATCCATAAGCACGCGCCGCTTCCGCGAAATTCATTGAGGATGAATCACTTGAGGCAGGGCCACCATCAGTCACTTTGAAAAGTGGAGACTCTGACTTGCTGTAAAGCATGAAGTTCTCTTTAGTGAATGAATTGTATTCATCACGGGCCGCGTTAAGTGCATCAGCGCGAAACTTTTGCCCACTTTGTTTCTTCTCCTTACGCTTACCTTTGTATTGCTTGGAAACTGGCGTATCTTGCCAGTTAGCAAGATTTTGCGAGGTCATAGCGTTGACCATTGCTTCTTCGGTAGAGAGAAAGTAGGCGAATGAGTTGTGGACTTCGTGAAGGTAGGAGTCGCCCATGTCGCCGATCTCGGTTTCGCAGTCGTCACTTGAACGCATGAAGGTTGCGTTAGGGGCTGCCGCGCCCCAATTAAAAAAGCGGTTGAAGGTCTGGTCTATCTGCTCGCGTGAACCTTGAAGCCCGACCGCGATTCCGTTGCCGTATGTGCTGATGATGATGTTGTTGTTTGTTGTTGTCATAGGATTCTGATGTTAGGTTGTGGGTTTAATGTTGGCAAGAAAAACCTTCGCTTTTTTTTGCGAGGTTTTCCCAGTATTGTTTTTCCTGCTCGTCCAGATATTGATTGTATCCAGACAGGGCGAGAATTGCTTGTTCGCATTCCCATTCGGAAGCGAGTTCGTCAGAGTGCGCGTGGGTGAGTAGGTCTTCGAGTTCAGGCGTGGTGGTCATGTTGAAAAGGTATCCCAGCCCCTTAAAAAACGCAACGATTATTTTTTATTTTTAGAAAATAAATTTTACGATTTCCCTTGACGCGCAGAGCCGCTTCCAGCCTCGTTCTGCGGGTGACGACCGGAGAGCCGCTTCCAGCCTCGCTCTGCGGGTGACGACCGGAGAGCCAGTGTTTATGCGGGTCTGCGGGCCTTCAATGTAAGATATTGACAATCAAGGACTTGCACACGCGCGGGGGCCGGCCTTGTGCAAGTTGTTGAAACACAAGGCTTTGCGCTTATTTTTCCAGAAGTTTGACAATCACAAGCAGGGCGACTCCTAAGCAAAAACTAAGCAATGCAAGAAGCAAGCCAATCCATATTGGAGATAGCACCCATAACCAGCTCCATTGGATATGGTTAGTCAACTTAAGACCGATAAACAGAACAGCAAGCAAAGATGGAAAAGTGGGAAATTTCATTTGTATTTTCATTTTTTATTTTTATTAAGTTCTAAAGCTATGTAAACCAAGCCGATGACGATGAGAAGGCAAACGGTCGCGCTCATGTTAGGAATGGATAACAAAGCCCGATGTGTCTTTTTTACCCTTGCCCTTGGCTTTCAAGCCCACGATCACGCCGCGAGGATCAAGAAAACGAAGATCGGTTGCATCACCATCCACAACCGGCTTGCCGAGATAGGTTTGCGGAAGTTTATCAAAAACAACCGCCACATTGCCACCCATTGCGGCGACAAGCTCAACTTTGCTTTGATTATTTTCTTTACGGCTGAATGTAAGATGATAGTTCGCAGGCAGTTCGCCATTAAGGAATTGAATCATCCGCGCAAGGTTCGGCGTATAGTCATAGAAACGAAGGTTTTGGAAAGATTCCATGTCGATCATATTGTGCCAAGGCAGATCCGAAAGCACATTGAGACGCACGGCAATCTGTTTACCCTTGCCAGCTTGCTTGTTGAGGTTGGCAAGTTCCTTATTCAATGCGGCGACGAACTCCCCGCGCCGTTCGATCAAAAATTTTGCCTTGTTGATTCGCGCCTCTTGGACATTAGAGAAAACGCCCATCCCCGAAGTATTGAGGCAAGCCGCCTCGCATCCTGGCGAGCGATGTGGACAAAGCTGTTTGCCGGACAGGTTAGCAGGGGCGAGAGACAACCCACGGGTTTGCCAGTTAAGGGTTGATCCTTTTTCGAGTTTGGTGTTTGTGGCGAGTAGTTTTTTCATGGTGTATTTTTTTATTTTATTATTTTTTATTCGGGTGTCAACTTAAAAAAGGCGAGTAGCGCGAAGGACTCGGAGAGCTTGCACGGCGAAACGGATATTTTCGCGCACGGCTGGCGTGTGGTGACGATAGGTGAGATTTTCGCGGATGTTAGCGATCAGAGCCACCGAAGCGGCAATGTTCTGGTCGAGTGTCAGGGCGGTGGTGTTCTTATTTTTCATGCTTTAAGCATAAGCCAAGACGCAGAGAAACGCAAGGGATTTTTTTTCTTTTTGTGAATTTTTTTAGAGCATTTCCCGTGCCAACTTTTTTTGTAGCATTTATCGTGCCAACATTTTTCCGAGACTTGGCATGATTCCTGCTAGCACAATCTTCTATTGTAAAGCGTTGGGCTTCAATGACTTGCGCGCGCGGGGGGGGCGGCCTCGCGCAAGTCGCCGCTACGCAGCAACTTACGCTTGGCACGATTCTTGCTAGTAGTCGCCCCCCTCGTTGGCGTTGTAGTCGGCGAAGTCGTCCATGCCAGAACCATCGCCAGCCCAATGGCCCTCCCATCCGTCATAGGGGCGACGAATGCCATATTTATCATCATCGGGTTCGGGTTCGGGTGCGTTGTCGTTTGGTGTTGTCATAGTGTTAAGGAGAAATTAGCCACGCTAGGGTGAGCCTTTACAGGCGGAGGCATGGAGCCTCGTTTCCCCTAGCGGGCTATAAATTATTAGTTGAAGCGTTCCGTTTCGCGTTGCTCTCTAGCTTGCTCACGGGCAATCCTCTTGAGGATAGCGTCCTCTTGCGCGAGGCTTTGGGCAAGCCAAGCGTTGCCGCCTGCTTCCTCCATGAAGCGGTCGTATTTGTTGTAGAGGTTCTCTCCAGCGTAGTCAGAGAGTCGGTCGATCAGTTCGTCTTGGTTCAGGTATTTGTTCATGTTTCTAATCTACTCTCTCTATTCTAAAATGTCCACAATTATTTTTTATTTTTTTTATGCGTGTAAGCAAATGCTGTGCCAAGTATCCATTCGAGCCATTCAAGAATCGTGCCAAGTTGTAAAACACTATTATTCAATGGGTTGCAAGCGCGCGCCTCCCGGCCTTGTGCAAGTCGTTATAGTTCAGACGCTTGCGCTAGGCTATTAGAGATTACCCTCTCCTACAACAAAGCTCATAACTTCATCATTCACAGCATTATAGGCATCAATTCCATGCTTGCCTACATAGTCCGCAAAGTTAAGAAACAAAGAGAACATTGCATAAGCAAAGACGCATAAGAAGGCCGGATAGAATAGTTTATCGATTGTTTTCATGGTGTTGTTATTTATTTGTTTATTTATTAGTCGCTCCAGCAGTCATAACTGCCATTGTAGAGAAAAGAGCCATCTTCCCGCTTAACTCCATCGTCACAGGTGAGCGATTGACCCCCAATGCCATACATAGAGCAGACAAAAGAAACCTTGTCGGATTTCTGCTTGACAAGGCGAAGGCGAGTTTCCTCGTTGCCGTGATAGTTGCCAATCACAGAGCCATCGGGTTGCTTAACGGCGAACACATCAAACAGGCGAGTCGAGGAATGAATCTGGAATGTTCCCCAGTCATGCGTTCCCGCGCTGTTGCACTCATGCGTTGCGCTAAACTTGATGAAGTGCTGTGGGTGAGTCACAGCATGAAGTGGGATGGTATTTATTGGGATCATGTTGGTAATCTATTCTAAAAGAGTTAGTGTGTCAACGAATTTTTTTCGTTGTATTGTTTTTCCCAAGCGGCGAACCACTTGATTGCATATCCCCAGCCATAGCGTTGACCATAAAGGGCGCGTTGACCAAGAGCCTTGTGAATTTCGTTTTCAAGTTTCTGCTTTGCTTCTTCTGGCAGGTGGATGGTGTTTGTGTTGTTCATAGTTTTAGTATAGTGGAATTGAATTTAGTTGCAAGGATTATTTAGCCCAGAATGCTTTTTCTTGATAGACCGCGAGGCTGTTGCGCATTGTGCGGAGAGCTTTCACATTTTTTCTGATCTCACTGCGAAAAATTTTGCGATGCTGCCAGTGATTCATAATCCAGAGAATGAGGCTCACGCGAATGGTCTGAAGTGTATCGTTGTCGATTTGGGTTAGTTCGTTGTTCATAGTTTTAATGTATCAAAAAATTTCGTGCGGTCAACAATTATTTTTTAGCGTGATGCGTGATCGAAAATGTGGAGAAGCAGGAAGCAGAGTAAACAAAAGAGGAGCGTTGGAATCATGGTGAGAATTTATTCTAAAAGTGTGAATGTGTCAAATTATTTTTATCGTGTTTCGAGATGAATCTTTAAGAGGATTGCGATAGTGCAAAACCAGATGATTACTACTAGCGTGGCGATGTCGTTTGCTTCCATACCCACAAAGATAGCAAAGAATCACGGAACCGCAACAATTTTTTCATATTTTTAGAAAATTTTTATAGAAAAATGTCTTGACAGCACACCCCCCTCCCTATTTTTGAAAAAATTAGAGAAGTGTTTTTTAAAAAAGCCCCCGGGGGGGTCCGATTTCAATCTCCACACTATTAATTTTTATTAATTTAATTTAACCTCTACCTATTAACTATCTCTTAATCTATTCTATTCTATAGTATTAATCTAATAATACCTACCCCCCCTACCCTTTTTTAGAATTATGGTATATTTAATTAATTTTTATTCGGTGTCAAAACAGAAAATTCCGGTGGGCTTTTTTTTATTTTATTTTTTAATTTAACCTATAGCAACACATACTATTGCTCGCATTTATAAATATAGTGTAAATTATAGGATATGGGAGCTGGAGTTTACGATATTACTATTGAAAAAAGAGCTAAATTTTGTTTTACAGCTAAATTAACAAATTCTGACGGTTTAACTTATGATTTAACAGATAAAACATTACACGGTCAAATACGTAGATCTTTTGATGATGTTTTACAGGCAACTTTTACTATTAATGAAATAGATAGCCCGAATGCTATAGTGGAATTTTCATTAACAAAACAAGAAACAGCGGCGCTAATCGAGGCAGATAGTTACTATGATATTTTTGCCGATTATGACTTTGATAATACCGTATCTGATAAAGTTTTATCAGGAAATGTAAAAATAATTAAAAATTGTACAGAATTATGAGTTGTGGACCTGTAAATGTACAAATTCAGCAAGGTGGCAGTACAAAAGTAGCTGTTCAGCCTTTTTCTGTAAGTGCAATAAAACATGCCCCTAGTCATTATATTAGTGGTAATGATCCAGTTAATCATAATAATTTATCTGGGCTTCAAGGCGGCGGAAATAATAATGAATACTATCATTTAGATAAAAAATCTTTTGATTCAATTTCTAGCGGCGTCGCCTCTTTTATTTCAGATTTACCATCTGGTATAACTCAAACTGGAATTTTATTTCCATTTGTTTTTTCTTCTATACCTACCGTCCACTCTAATATAACATCACCATATTCTACTACATATCTTCATAGAATAGACTCTATTACTACAACCGGCTTTCATATTTATTTTTCTAGTACAATAAACAATAGTGGGTATAAACTTCAAAATTTAGCTTATATAATTACATAATGTCCTTCCAATTATTAATAGATAATATAAAAACTAATTCCCTTAATTCGGAATCGATTACGGGCTCTTCTGCTATTATTGGTGACGCCGAATTAAACCCAGAAATTAATTCTAATCAATTAATATTCTCTAATGGATCTTTCTCAACAAAAGGGGATGCCCAAACTTCACTGTTTATTCTTAGGGGGGAAAGTTTTAATGATTCTCTTACTGAACTTTATTTAGATGGAATTAGCGCCAAATTAGTTTTAAAAAATAATACTTCCTATTTTTTTAATGTTAAATTACTGGGAAGAGACAATATAGGAAATACGGTTGCAATGGTAGTAGATGGAGCCGCAAAAAGAGGGGCAAACGCGTCTACAGTGAAACTTATAGGAAGTCCGCACACTAGATTAATTAATGATGAAATTGGGGTTGGGGAAATGAAATTTGATGTTAATATTGCGAACGGTTCTTTAAAATTTTATATTGTAGGTAAAAATAGCACTAATATTAGATGGATAGCAAGAGTTGAGTTAAGCGAATTAAATTTTTAAAAAAACTTATTATTTTTAATAAATACGTGTGTAATAATAAAGTACTTATATGAGAGATAAACTTTATATTGGCGAATTAAATGGGGTTCAGTTAGACTTTACTACTGGTACTTTTACTGACATACATAATATAACTGGGCATATTAGGGATGCTGTATTAACGCAATCTGTAAGTTCCTCTATAACAGGTTTTGCGGCATCGTCTAAAGCTGTTTATGATTTTGTTACGGGTGTTTCTGGGGCATTAGATTCTTCGAATACTCTTTATACTTTATCCGGTGATAATTATGGCGCAAATTCCGCTAGTATCGTTCTCTCTCCAGATGACGGAGGTACTAGTAGCTCAGTTAATATTAGTGGCTTAACTGGTATAACCGTAACCAGAAACGGAAATCTTATCTCAATTGGTCATGAAGATACCTCCGCGCAAGCTTCTTCTACCAATTCTAGTGGAGTAGTAATTCAATCTATTGGTCTTGATGACTATGGCCATTTAACATCAATTTCTACAACTGATTTAGACACTAGATATTTACAATTAGTTAATTCAACTTTAGATACCGTTACTACAAATGGTAATACTACAGCTAATAATATTGCTGTTGGCGAAATAACTGGCTCCAAGTTAACAATAACTGGTGCCTCTGAAGGCACAATTTTAGCTCCTAATACCCTATATATCGATCCAGCCACTCATAATAGTGCTGCTGGAAAAGTTGTTGTTTTAGGCGATTTAGATGTTCGTGGAACAACCACTTATATTAATTCAACTGATGTCCAAATCGGTGATAAGAATATTATTTTAGCAACTGGCGCTACTGAGGCTCAGGCTGATGGCGCTGGATTCACTATAAGTGGAACAGAAGGTACTTATGGTTCATTTACTTATTCTTCATCTGACGATAGATTTGAATCTAGCTTGCCAATTTATTCTACTGGTGGATTCTTAGGAAATGCTACTACAGCAACATCTTTACAGACTCCAATCTATGTTGCTATAACTGGTGATGCCACGGGTATTACTACGAATTTTGATGGTAGTTCTAACTTGACAGTATCAGTTGAAGTTATAGATGGCTCACATGATCATATAATTGCTAACATTAGTGGCTTACAGTCCGCTCTTGACTCAAAAACAAATAATACAACCGACGTTATCGCTGGAAGTGGTTTGCTTGGTGGTGGATTACTCACTGGCAATATTACTCTAAATGTTGGTCAGGGTAATGGTATAAGCGTTGCGAATGATAGTATTTCAACAGTTTCTGACCAAAGTCATTTAAATAAAATTCAAATTGCTGACGATCAAACGAATGTTGGTGGCGGCACTAATGTTACTTATGGTGGTATAATTGTAGGAAGAGCGCGCGGTACTAGCGCGACCGCCGTTTCTTTAAACGAAAATGGCTCTGGAAGTGGAGATATGATCTCGGTCGCTACAGATTCTACTTTAACATTTGAAGGTGTCGTTACTGCTAGGGATGAATCCGCAGATAATGCGAATGGTTTGGATTCTGCCGCATGGAAAGTACTCGGAGTTTTAGAAAAAGATTCTGATAGTGTTAACATGATTTTATCGCAAGTAACACAAATTGCTAAAGGATCTAATGCTCAAAACTGGACAATAACACTTTCAGCTGGCACTTCCGGTTTAGCCCTACAAGGTAACGGGCAAGCTAGTAAAAATATTGTTTGGTCTACAACTCTAAATTATAACGTAATTACCGCTTAAAAATATTTTTTAATCGGGATCTTTCCGTGTAATATATGATAGTATTACGCTATGGCAATTTATATTACAGGAACACGGGTTAACGACCAGTTAAATTATTCGACTGGAGATTCTAACGCCGTGCGTTCCGATCTAGGAATTGCGGATATAGTTTATACTACTGGAAATCAAACTATTTCTGGAATAAAAACGTTTGTTAATCAAACTAATGTATCTGGATTAAAATTTAATGTATTATCTCCAGAGCAAGTTCCTGACTATCAACAAGGTTTGGTTTATTATTCCGACGATAATCATACTTTAAATATATATCCAGATGTTTCTGGATTAAGCCTCCAAGTAGGTCAAGAAAATTGGGTTAGGGTTAAAAATAATTTATCACAAACTATCAATATTGGTTCTGTCGTTTATCTTACTGGGACAAATGGGAATAACCCTGGCTTTCAATTATCTATAGCAAATAGCGAAGCGGGATCAGCTAGAACTCTTGGCGTGGTATCTAATACAATGCTACCAAATAATCCAGGTTATGTAACTACTTTTGGTATAGTTAATGGAATAAATACGTCAAGTTATACAGTTGGTCAAACACTCTATCTATCCACATCGGGTAGTGGACAATTGTCTAGTTTGAAACCAACTGCTCCAAACCATATGGTTAGAATTGGAACCGTCTTAACCTCTAAAAATGATGGGTCTATTTTTGTTACCGTTCAAAATGGTTTTGAAGTCGATGAGTTGCATGACGCATCTATTGTTAACCCTACTAGTGGAGATTTTTTTATTTTTAATCAAAGTGGGTTATGGACTAATCGTAAACCATCATTATCTGATTTACAACAATCATCAGCAACAACAGGGCAATCGCCGATATGGAATGGTAGTGCCTGGGTTCCTACAACTCCAGTTACAACAGGAACTGCGATTCAAAAAAACACATCAGACGTTACCCCGGTTAATTTTATACGCGTAATAACGCAGGCAGAATATGATGGTATCGTCCCGAAAGATCCAAACACTCTTTATTTTATTAAATCATAATGGCCGAATTTATTAAAGCATATCTTGGGACAACGCCTTTGTTTTCAAACGAAGTGCCTAAAACATATAGGTCGTCTGATTCGTATACGCGCCCTACGGAGTGGTTACCCCTACCTTCGGCGAGCGCCAATGAAATTAGTGCCCTTCATGCAGTTTTCGATAATACAGAAAATTTTTGCACCGTGCGAATGAACACTACGGATGCGTCATCTTACTTTATCGATTGGGGGGACGGCCAAATCGAAACCGCAACATCTAATACAATTCGCACTCATGTATACAACTATTCTAATGCAGCTTTGGATTCTGGCACGGTAGCAAAATTCGGCTATAAACAATGTCTCGTTCGCATCTACACGCAGACAGGCAAGACTTTTTCTAAAATGGATTTGGGTATAAAAGTAACATCTCCAACGGGTTTACAAATCTATTCAAGTGGGTGGTTAGATATGAATATCAACCTTCCGAATCTTGCCGCCGGAGTTAATTTTGTTCTGGGAACCACCGCGATTCGACACGGCTTTTTGGAAAGAATCCATATCACATCTTGGGGCGCGATAACCTCATTGAGTGGAGCGTTTAGAAACTGCACTCGGCTTAGTTCATTAAACGAACACGAATGGGTTACAAGCAGCATCACAAATTTAAATGGAGCTTTTTTTTCATGCTGGAGTTTAACAACTCTCGACCTATCAAACTGGGTCACAGCAAATGTCGGCAACTTCGGAGATATGTTTCGCGACGCCCTCGCGATAACCTACATAAAATTGCCGAATCAATTCGTCACACAGACTGCAACCGTGATGGCGAATATGTTTTTCGGAGCGAATAGTCTGCAAGAAATAGATTGCTCAAATTGGGATACCCGCAATGTAACCTCATTCGCTTATGTTTTTAATAGTTGCTCCTCGCTACCCCGCGTTGATGTGTCCAATTGGAACACATCCAAAGTCACTGCGATGAACAATATGTTTCAAAACTGCAATGTGCTTCAATCTTTGAATTTAACAAATTGGAACCTAAATCTCTGCACTAATGCTACAACGGCTTTCAACTCAATGCTTAATCTTCGAGAGCTTTTGGGCTGCAACATTTCAGCCGCAACATCCCTCGGCACTCCGTTTCTAGCAAATTGCAACGCTCTTTCCAAGATGACATTAACCGGTATGAATGCGACATTTTATATGACAAACTGTAATTTAAGTGCATCAGCATTAAATACTATTTATTCAAATCTTTCAGCAAATGGAGCTGGAAAATCTGTTGGTGTGGCTGGAAACTACGGTATAGCAGGGCATGACCCATCCATAGCAACTGCAAAAGGCTGGACAGTAGTAACCGTATAAAAATTTATGGACGAAGAAATATTAGAAGAAATCATAAATACTGATACATCTGGATTTTATAAAAATGATAATGGTGATTTATTGTATGGTACAAAAATTTATGGGCCGTATGGAAATTTTTACTTAACAAAAGAAGAAAAAGATAATTATACATATCCCGTAGATGGTTGGTATTGGTTTGACAGCATAGAAGATGCAAGAGGTAACTTGAAATAAGTTACAATTTTATAGGTTGGTTTAATAATTTTTATAATAATTCTTATAGTTTATATAATTATATTATAATGAAAGCCGTCTTTTCTTTACTTTCTACCTTAGATTCTTATAGCCGTTTTTATAAAAATAAAAATTTGTTAGTTGAAATGTTAATGGTGTCGAGCCACCTAGCACAAAAATCCGGATTTAAAACTTGTTTGGTTTATGATGAATTTTTTGATTTACCAAGCGACTGTGGTAAGGTTTTTGACGAAATTAAAATTATACCAAAAGAAGAGATTTACAATATGAAACTTCCGAATATTGCCGGAAGAACTATAAGTAAATTACTTTGTTTAAAGTCTATAAATGAACCATTTATATATCTTGATCCAGGAGTTATTCTTTATAAAGAAAAAATAAAACAAGTTTTAGAAAAACAAAAAGACTGTTTTGTTTATCATGATTTAGACGGTAATGATGATTTTAAAGATGAGATTGTCAAACAATCTAGTATGTTAGGCTTGGACATAAGTAGTTTTGTCGCCAACCAAGTGTTTAGTTCTACGGAGATTATTGGTGGAAGTAACTATATGTTAATAAATAATGCGTCCAGTCGTTTATTAGAATTTATTATTAATAACGGCGCTTATTTAGAGAAAGAATTATTGGAGAATAAATTGTTTAATGAAAAACTTATATGCGATAGACTAATTGATTTAGATGATATCATAAATAATTACTGGTTGCCTTCTTTTTTATACTCTGAAACAGGTTTAGAGGTTTCTAATCTAGTTATTTTTGGAAATGAGTTGACTTCAAACGCGGTGCGTTCTATAATAGAACTTGAGGCGGGAGTTGAAACGGGCTCTTTAAATAATTCTGATTCTAAAAATGTAAATTCAGTGCATAGAAAAATGATAAAACGAGTTTTTAACTATAAAACTGGAATTATGAGTATAAACCCGTTTCAGGACGGGGACGCGGAGATTTTAAAAAAAATAAAAGAAAAAATATTAAATACTAGTCAAGCAGTTTCATAATAAGTTTTTCGTCAACTTTTGTGTCAATAAATTCCCCGAATAATAATATTTTAGGTAATTTATGTTTATAAAAATTATTCGTTTGAAATCCCATTATACGTTGATTTTTTGAATTAATAATATAAAAAAACTTTTTTTCTACTAGCCATCTTGAAAAGCTATTCTCAAAATTTAAATTTGTTTTATCTTCCAATAAGTCGATTTTTCCATTTTCTAAAAATACCATGGCTGGAAATTCTTTTATTATAGTTTTTTCCGAGCTTGCTTCCGTATCTTCGTAGTATATTTTTATTTTTTTATTTAAAATAAATTCATTCACATACTCTAATAAAAATAAACTTTTATAAGATTCATCTTTAAGATAATGAATGTGGCAAACCGACCCACCATTTAAAGAAAAGTTATCAATAAAATTAAAATGAGATAAAATTGGACTAATGATGGTTGGAATTTTACAGAGATATCCTAAAAAATCAAACCATCTATCACCAGCCGAACTCAATCTAATTTGTTTAAAGTCATTGAAAAATGAAGTGGTGTTTATTGTTTTATAAATTTTACTCATACCTCCGTGACTAATAATCCCAGTTTCCCATGTATTTCCGGACAACCTATGTATAAATTTTTTGTCAAAAAACATAGTTTTAAAATCCATAGGCTGTTTTAAATATTTTCGGAATAGCCTAATCGATTCTTCTTTTTTATTAAAATCATTATAAACTTTACAAGTGGTTAATAATACTGGATCAGTACAATCATAATAAAAGTCTAAAAGATTTAATAAATTATTTACGTCTGTAGAAGAATCGTCGTCTACTTGCATTACCCATCTACGGTTGGACTGTAGATCTGTAAAATTATCTTGTAGATACGTATGTATTTTTTCTTGAACTGAGTCGTCATGAGAAGACCAAATTTTAATATTTATATTCGAGTTAAAGTTAGACTTAATTTTTTCAAATTTATCTAAATCGTCTTTGAATACTAAAGCATTTAATTCTACTTTTGAAGTTTGAATATTTAATAGTCCAAATTTGCTAAAATTTTCAGCCGCTTTTATATTCTTTTCTTGCGAAAAGCTGAACATGCAAATAAAGGAAATATCAAAATCGAAATCATGCATCTTTTTCGATAGAATTCTTACCGAGCTGAATAAGCGCAGGTTTACTTCTCATAGCATGTATTAAACACGGTGATATTGTGGCCTGTTCTCCGGTCATATATGAAGTATTACGCCATTTTGAATATATGGGCACTTCATTTTTGAACTCACCCGTCCAGTCAGAAGCCCAATAATCAAAATAATTTTCATGAAACGCAAAGCTAGGATCGAGCATTATATAATTTGATATATAAGACATTGGAATTTCCTCCGTGACATTAAAACCATATTTTTTAAATATTTCGAAGCACTCCATTCCCAATGAGTAAGCTTGATCAATAAAATTTTTATGACATATCCAATATCCAGCATTAAGATTTCTAATCTCTTCCGTTACTACTCCCATGCTTCTAAATATATAAACAAGGGCGTCGTTTGGTACCCCCCACCAATCAGACCTACTTGTTTGTTTCGAATTAATTGGGCTTTCTAAAAAACAAAACCATGGATTTTGATTTTGCATAAAAAATAAAGGATCTCTTTCTGGTTTTTTTAAAAATAAACTATCCGCATCTATGAAAATAAAATAGTCATAGTCAGTTTCATTTTTTAATAATTTTAAATAATCAAATTTAAATAAGTAATTAGAAAGATTTAAGTCTATATCTTTTGATAATTTTCTATTTATAGCCCCATTTATTTCTAGATCAGAAAACACTAGAAAGTCTCCTTCGATATTAAATTTATGAAAAGAATCAACGAGAGGTTGTAGCATATAACTGTGTTCCCCCCAGCCAACCGACCAATAACAAATTTTTTTGTTTATCATAACTTTGTAAATAATTCCTCCCAAATCTTAATGTGTTTTTCTGCATCGCACCAAATTCTTTTTGATACTAATCTTCCAAACTCGCCTACTTCTAATCTAAAATCTTTATTATCTTCTAGTAATTTCGCATAATTTTTAACATCTTGATATTTTTGATATAATAATCCAGTTTTACCATGCCATATTTGGTTTATAAAATTATCTTTATTTGGAGCTATCACGGGAACTCCTAGTAACATTGATTCTATTGTTGCTCGACATTGGGTTTCGGTGAATTTGTAGTGACTGTTATAAACATAACAATCTAAACTAGAAATAAAATCGTTAGTAGATTCTCCGTTAGGTTCTATTAAGTCCCATAATTCTTTATCGAAATTAAACCAAGAGAAATAGTCTCTAAATTCATTCGAAATCCCCATTACTCTAAACTTAGGATTTTTTAGATCTAGATTTTGATAAAATAACGGAAAATTATCCGAAAATTTCATTTTGTCGGGACGGCTATGCTTTCCTATAGTAAATTTATCATTTATCTTTTTTGAGGGGCGTTTTTCGAAATTACTAAAGTGAAAATAATTTGGGACGATATATTCTATATGGTTTTTAGTATCGGGACTACTTGTATCTTGGTAGTGTTTGGGGCCAGTATAGATTGAGACATCCACTAAACCATTTTCTATTGCGCGATTTTCTTCTGGTGTTCTCCACATCATATCATTTGACCAAATAAACTTTAGCCCAATTGATTTTATTTTTTTAACTCGCCAGTCTTCTGAAAATAATCTAAAATTACAAAAAGAAATAGCGATACCATCGTCCTTTTCGGGCAAGGAATCCCAATTTAATGAGTTCACTCCAAGTTTTTTTAAAAACTCAACGTTTTCTTTTTCGGTTAAACGAGAATCATCATTTGGAATGCAGGTTAAATTATAAAGCCCGGACTCCGAAAAAGCTTGTAATAAATTTTTAAGTCTAGTATCTGCGCCACCTAAATCTGACGGCCATTGAAAAAAGTAAATATTTCTTTTTGACATTTTATTTTAAAGTTGAGTGTAATGTATTATATAGGGTAGAGTACAATTTCAAAAAAATTTATGGGGAAAAAAATTGAAAAAAAGGACGAGTCCGTTTATACGGAGAGAAAAAGAACTAGTTTAGCTATTAATTTAAAAATTCGAGAGCTTCCTTGGACCGAAAAACAAAAAAAATTTATTGAGCTGGCTGCGGATAAAAATACAAAAATTATGATAGTCAAAGGTGTGGCCGGCACCGCAAAAACACTTTTAGCCGTTTTTACGTCTTTGCTAAAAATGCAAAATAAAAAAATAAATGAAATCTATTATAGTAGAGTTCCGGTGGAAAGTTCTGTGCATGGTATTGGATATATAAAAGGAGATACTCACGAAAAAATGCACCCGTACTTGCAACCAATGGAAGACAAGTTAAGCGAACTTTTATCTACTGGAGAAGTTAAAGCTTTAATGGCAGATCAAAGAATTCATGGTATACCATTAGGTTTCTTAAGGGGGCTAAATATTTCAAACGCATCTTTTATTTTAGACGAAGCTCAGAATTGTAGGATAGAAGACTTTTTGTTGGTAATGACAAGAATGGCAAAATTCTCTACTTTATTTATATGTGGCGATATTCAACAATCAGATATTAAAAAAAGCGGGTTTGACACTCTTTTTAATTCATTTAATAATCAGGAATCTATAGAACGCGGAATCAGAACTTTTGAATTTGATAAATCTGATATTGTAAGATCCGAAATCTTATCTTTTATAATAGATAAATTTGAAGAAATAAAAAAATCTTCTAATTAAAAATAGATAAAATATTCTTATCTATATTCAGATAGTCTGATGATGATTTTAAAAGTTTTGCTGGGCATTTATCCTGGACTTTTTTAAATTTAGAAAAATTTGACGGCCATTTATTGTTATAGTATAAATATACATATTTAAGTAATATAGCATTAGCATTTTTTATGTATATATTTATGTCAAAATAGTTATTTGCTTTAATAATTCTCGCGGTTTTTTTTTCGCAATCTAATTCGAGTGAGATTAAATCAATTATTTCTTTCTTATATTTCGCAGGATTTAGCATCAAATCATCAAAAGACGCGCAGCCTTCCGCGAAAGTCCTCCAGGCTTTTGAATTGTCTCTCCATTGTAAAAAATGGCAATACTCATGAATTAAAATTCCCACCCATTGTTCTGGATTCGAACCTTTTGCTATTTTTAATATTGGGCTTTCATTGTTATCTAAATAAAAAAGCCCTGAGCATTTGCTTTCCCCGCCGCAGTATTTTCCTTTATAAATATTTAGTTTTCCATCGAATTCTTCTATATCTTTTTTTATTTCTTTTATTAGTTCTGAAATTGATAATCCTTGATGGCTCATAATATACATTACACTTTATAAAAAATATATTATAAAAATAAGAGGTATGATATAATAATTAAGTGTATGAAAATTTTTTGTAAAAAATGCGGGTTTGGAAATAGCTATAACGGACCTTTGCCAAATAAATGTTCTAAATGTGAATTTGAATTTCAAAATAATGCATTTATAATAAATACGAAAAATAATACTAGCTCAATAAAAGCTACGCCTGAGAGTGAAACGGAAACGAGCGCTAATTTTAAAAATATTAAACCCGCTTTTAAAGTAACCGTGTACCAATCTCAATCTAATACTTTATCTAATTTAATTGATCCAAATTCAGCAAATGATCGTAATGCTAATACACCAAAAGATAAATCAAATAACTTAGTTAGTAGAACTTCAGACCAAGTGCTAGCGGAATTTCAAAAAGAAGGATCTTCAATAAGATAATTATATGATTAGACCATCTTTTGAAGAAAGTATTGATATAGTTGATTCTGAAATAAAAAAAAGAAAACATCGCTGGCATTTAACCGCTATAGCCTGGATGGATTTTGATGATGTCGCCCAGAAATTAAGATATCATATATATAAAAAATGGGATAAATGGAATCCTGATCGACCATTAAGACCATGGTTAAATCAGGTTATAAATCATCAAATGACAAATATGTTGAGAAATTATTATTCGAATTTCTCGCGCCCATGTTTAAAATGTAAATATAATTTGGGTGATAATGCGTGTCAATTATATGGTATACAATCAGGAGATTGCAAAGATTTTTCAAAATGGGAAAAAGGTAAAAAAACAGCTCACGATTTAAAGTTTCCTATAAGTATTAGTACTCCAATTCATAAAGACGGAAACGCTACAATTGAAAATTTAATTATAAATGATAAAGTTTTTGTTAATATAGAACAAAAAATTCCAGAATTTCATGATATAATGCATAAGAATTTAAATAATATAGAATGGAAAGTCTATGATTATATGTTTGTTCAGGGGCTAGACGAAGAAGAGGTGGCTAAAAAAATGGGATATAAATTAAGCCTAAAAGAAGGGCGCCCTTCTTATCGCCAAATTACTAAAATTAAAGCTAGCATTCTAAAAAAAGCCAGAAAATTAGTTTATCAAATTATTTAATTTATATGGATCTAACTGAATACCAAAAACAAAAAATAAAAGACATTTTAAACGCAAATCCAGATGTCACATTATCGAAACTAACTAGTTTAGTTTACGATAATCAAAATATTGATACGCGTAGTAAAGAGGGTAGATTAGTTAAGAAATATCTATTAGATAATAATATTGAATATAAGGATAGGTCTGTTTTCCAGAGGGAGCGCGTATTGTTAAATAATGAGCAAAAAGAATTTATACTTAATAACTATAAAGATCAACATTATTTAGATATGGCCAAAATTTTATTTAAAAATGATAAATTAACACATTTAAATTTAGAATCGCGCGAAGTTAGTAGTTATGTTGAGGAATTAAAAAGCAAAGATGAAAATTTTTTGGAAATAAAAACTTATAATCCGAATAAATCAAACGATAACTCTAACCAAGGTTTAACGGAATATTTTCCGCCAAGGCGTCTAGACCAAACGGTTGCTAGAATTAATCGTTATTTAAATTTGGGCTGGGAACATGATAAACTTAAATCAACTCAGGCGAAACAAGCAAATACTTTACAAAGATATTTAAATACCTTTAGTTTTTCATATCAGATTAATACTTATAGAAGAGAAGATGATAGAAAATTATTTGAGGACGCTTTTATCCGATATTCTTATGATAAAGAAGATCTAACACAGGAAGAGTTAGATCAATTTATTACTTTATGTACAGAGGTTGTTACTGCTTCTACCATATTACAACAAGTTGAAGATTTAAGGCTTTTACTTAGACAGGCTTCAGAAGAGGAGGACGGCAGAAATATCAAGATGAGCCTTAATGAAGCTATTAGTAGCTTGCAAACAGAATATAATCAATGTCGGAATCGACAGTCTAAACTTTATAAGTCACTAGTGGATGATCGCGCTAAAAAAATTCAAGAAAGAAAAGAAGAAAACGCTAGTATTCTTAATTTAGTTCAAGCGTGGAAAGACGAAGAAAAGAGGAAGGGTATTATACATTTAGCGGAAGCCCAGAAACAAAATTTAGAACAAGAAGCTAGGCGCCTATCATCAATAGATGAACTAAAAGCAATAATTCGTGGCGTAGATCCAGATGAAATGGTATATGGTTAATATTTTAAATTCAAATTGTAGTATTTGTGGTAATGAAAGTGCTTCTTTTGAAGAATTATTTTCTCATGTAAAAAATGACCACAAAGTAACAGCGAAAAATTACTGTGAAAAATATTTAAATAAAAAAGATCTTTTAACTCAAGAGTGTATTCCTTTTAAATCTTGGGAACAATATATAACATGCGACTTCATAGATAAACGTAACTATAAAAAATGGATAGATGGTTTAATAGATAAACATGATCGTCGTATGTACTTACAAGGAAAACTCGTACAATACTGTAATTTAAAAAATACAAAAATAGCTCCATCTTTAAATGAAACTTTTACTATAAAATGTTTATTGCCTATAGATTATATAGAGCAATCATGCGGTTGTAACTTTAATCAATTTGTATCTGGTTGCGGCCTTATTTCTAGATATAACTACTTATATAGTAGAGAAATTAAAATAAAAAATGTAACTGATTTAATAATTGACACCAGGGAGCAATTACCTTTCAAATTTGAAGGTATAAATGCTAAAAATGAAAAGTTGGAATACGGAGATTACGCAATATCTAAAAATACAAAAATAGCGATTGAAAGAAAAAATTCTAATGATTTTATATCTACATTGAGCGGAGGGTATGAGCGCTTTCTAAGAGAAATAAATCGCGCTAAATTAGATGATGCTTATATTGTTGTAGTTGTAGAATCTACTTTGAATGATATAATATATAAGAAACAAAGATTCGGAAAATCTAGTGGCGAATTTATAGCTCATAAGATGCGTCAAATTATGAGAGCATTCGACAATGTGCAATTTCTATTTTGTGACAATAGAGAAGATGCTAAAACTAAATCACTACAAATTTTAGGAATGGATGTAGAGCAATTTAAAGCTATTGATTTGCAGCATTATTTTAAATACTATGGCAATAATAACGGGCAAACAAAATAAAAAAGTTTTAAAAAACATTAATAAAGATCTTCTTAATTTAAAAGGGGATCTTACCGATTCGGAGGCTAGAGTTTCTTTGGCTAAATTTCTACGCTATAATTTAGGTTTTACGACAGAATTAATTCTGGGTTTAACGCTAGAATCTTATCAAGAACTTACACTTCATTCTTTTTTTCAAAGGAATTACTGTATGTTGGTTTGGGGTCGTGGTTGTGCTAAAAGTTTTTGTGCTGCAATGTATTGTATATTAAAATGTATTTTTGAGCCTGGAACTAAAATACTTATAGCTTCTATTAACTTTCGAACAAGTCGAAGGGTTTTTAATGAAATAGAAAAATTCTTAACATCCCCCGCCGCAGCTTTAGCAAGGCAATGCTTTGGATTGAAAAGTAAGCGAAATGATCAATACGAATGGGAAATTAACGGAGGAAGCATAACAGCGATACCTTTAACTGGAGAGAAAATTCGTGGAATAAGAGCTAACGTACTTATTTTAGACGAATTTCTATTGTTGCCAGCGGAAATAATAGATAATGTATTAATTCCATTTTTAAGTTCCCCAAGAGACGTAGGAGAAAGAATTAGAATTAGACGTCTAGAGGAAGAGCTTATAAAAAAGGGCTTGTTACATCCAGATAATCGCCAAATTTTCGAAAATACTTCTCAAATGTTGGCTTTAAGTTCTGCAAGTTATACTTTTGAACATTTATTTTCCGTGCATCAAACATGGTCTAATTTAATTGAAAATCCGGAGCAACAAGAAACAAAAGAGGGGGAGTTGCCTGGTACTTATTTTATTTCACAATTAAGTTATGAAGCTCTTCCACAGCACATGGTCGATCAGGCGGCGATACAAGTCGCAAAAAGTGGTGGAAGTTCTCACCATTCTTTTCTTCGAGAATATTGTGCAAGATTTGTTGATGGGGGTGATAGTTATTTTTCGCCTCAAAAAATGCATTTATGTACAATTCCAGACGGCGAACGACCAACTACGAAAGTTATTGGGGATGTCGATAAAAAATATATATTAAGCGTCGATCCAAATTTTTCAGCTTCAAAATCTGCTGACTATTTTGCAATGAGTGTTATCGAGATTGATGAGGATAAAAAACAAGGCATTCTTGTACATGGCTATCAAGCAGCTGGTTCTTCATTACAGGATCATATTAAATATTTTTATTATTTATATAAAAGTTTTAATATTTCTTTAATTGTTATTGACCATGCGGGCGCGGACACGTTTATTGATTCTGTTAATAATTCTGAATATTTTAAAAACATGAATAGGAAAATCGGGTTTATCGATTTTGATTCTGATAAAGAAAACGAAGATTATTCTAAAATGGTTAAAGAATGTGCTCGTCAATATAATAAAGATTATGGTACTATATGTATTAAGCAATATTTTACTTCTGCCTTTTTATCCAGAGCAAATTCTTACTTGCAAACCTGCATAGATCATAAGAAAATCTGGTTTGCTTCTAGGGCTAGTAACCATCCAGATATACTAGAAAACATATTTTCTATGAATTTACCGATGAATGACATTTATCCTAGAGGTATCGGAGATAAAGCAGATAACGAGTATGAAACAAAAAAACTAACTGTTCGTGAGTTTATAGAAGAGCAGGATTTTATTTTAAAGGATACTAAAGATCAGTGCGCAAATGTTGAAGTAACAACAACTTCCAGAGGAACTCAAAGTTTTGATTTGCCTTCTCATTTGCGCAAATCTACAAGCGTAAATAGGGCAAGAAAGGATAATTATACGACCTTAATGCTTGGTAACTGGGGGGTAAAAATATATTTTGATATTATGGCGCCAGAGAATTTCTTAAAGAAAAATACTGTTTTTGTAGCCGAATTACTATGATTATCAAATAAATTAGTGTAATGTAAATTTGCAATTATTATATATTATGGCAAGCCGAACTAAAAATGTTGTATTTCCCGAGCCTCAAATGATCGAGTCATCGACTAAATTAAATAATTCAGTAGAAATAAAATCATCTAGATCTGATTCTTCTGATGGCTCATCCGTTCGAAGGAATCGAGCTTCCACTTTAGCAAGAACCGATAAATATAACAATATAGAAGGCGGAATTATTCCATTTACTTATGGCGGTGGTAGTAGAAAGTATGGATCGAACATAAGCGTGAGAGATGCTATAATTTTATGTCAAAAAGCTTATTATAATTTTTCTATTTTTAGAAATACTGTTGACTTAATGACTGAATTTAGTTGTTCGCCGATTTATTTTACAGGTGGCAATGAGCAGTCAAATAAGTTTTTTAAAGCGTGGTCAGATAGAATAAATTTATGGAAATTACAAGATATGTTTTTCAGGGAATTTTTCCGTAGTGGAAACGTATTTTTATACAAGCTGAATGCAGAGTTTACAAAACAAGACATGCGTGTGTTAACGGATTTAATAACAACAGAGGCAAAAACTGGAGATGTCCCTATACGTTATATTATATTAAATCCAGCTGATATTGAAGCAATTGGTTCTACATCTTTAATTACTCCAAAATATATTAAAATATTAAATGATTTTGAGATGCAGGTTCTAATGAATCCAACTACAGAGCATGACAAAGAGCTTTCTAAAAAAATAAAGAAATCAGATGGTTTATTGAATAAAAGTGGGTATACCCAGCCTAATCAATACATGATATTTGAACTCGAACAAGATAGGTTTATACCAGTTTTTTATAAAAAACAAGATTACGAGCCTTTCAGTGTTCCAATGGGTTTTCCGGTTTTAGAAGATATAAATTGGAAGGCTGAGCTTAAAAATATGGATATGGCAATTAGTCGAACTATACAACAAGCTGTATTACTTGTGACGATGGGGAATGACGAAGTTGGAATGCCAACAAAAGAACAAATACAAAATTTAAGGAAAATTTTCGAAAATGAAAGTGTTGGGCGAATTTTAGTTACAGATTATACTACAGATATCGAATTTAAAATTCCAGCTATCGGAGATATTCTTGACCCTAAAAAATACGAAGTTGTGGACAGGGATATTAGATATGGTTTAAATAACGTTCTTTTTGGCGAGGAAAAATTTGCAAATACATCTACCAAGATAGAAGTATTTCTTTCTAGACTAAAGCACGCAAGAGAAACCTTTATGAATGAATTTCTTATCCCAGAAATTAAAAAAATTGGAAAAGATCTTGGCTTCAAAAATCTTCCAACCCCACGGTTTAAAGATTCGGATTTTAAAAGTGATATTAATTTAACAAGAATTTATTCAAGACTTTTAGAGCTTGGGGTTTTAACTCCAGAAGAAGGCATAACTGCGATTGAAACAGGCCGCTTGCCACTACCAGAGGAAAGCATTAACTCGCAGAAGGCGTTTATTAAATTACAAGATGATGGGTTATATCAACCATTACTGAACAAGAATATGCAACAACAGGGCGCATCTGGCAGACCAGCCGGTAGTTCTGGAATAAATAAAACAGTTAATACTCCTAAAAATATTGCAAAATCTTCTAGGGAAGAAAGTCCCGTAATTATAGATGCCAATTTAATAGCCAAGAATCTCGTTCTGTTTGATAATCTTGTTAACAAAATTGAAGGAACATTAAAAACTAAATTTAATAAGAAAAAATTAACCTTAGATCAAAAAAATATCGTGCAAGTAGTTGCGGAAACTATTGCAACAAATGAATCTCCGGAACATTGGTTGAATAAAATTGATTTTTATATTTCTCAGCCATTAATATCAAACGATAAAATGTCTGAAATATATGAAATATCCGAAGAAAAAGGTGTTGACTATAAAACCGCTGTAATCATGTATCATAGTAAAAAGCAAATTCAAAAGTAAAAATAAAGTGTAATAGAAAATTACTATGAATAATTTTCTTTGTCAAACACTTATTTTACTTAGCGGTCAGTCCGCTCCATTTACGGGTAACGCCATCAATGTTGCAAGATTAAGAGAAAACGTTTTTATTTCCTATTGTAGCGGGGCTGGTGGTGGTGTTAACTTGCAATACAAAAGCCCATTTTTTGAAAATCAATGGGTTGATTTTTATAGTTTTTCGTCATTGGGATCGGGATATTCAGATTCAGCTTATCTTGATACGCCTATGACTGAAATTAGAGCTGTATGTAGTGGAAATGGTAATTTTTGGTGTGGGTGTATGGGTCAAAATTAATAAAAGTATATTACTATATGATAAAAAATATTATTAATAAGATTGAATCTTCAATCACATCATCAAATAATTTTGTAACTAAATCTGAAACTGGCACGTTTTACCCCACCTCAAATCCAAGTGGGTATATTTCTAGCCTTGATGGTATTAACCTTTCTAGTTACGTCGCAACCTCTCAAACTGGCGCGTTTTACGCTGCCTCGAATCCAAGTGGGTATATTCGTAATACGCAGACAGGAGCATTTTACGCCGCCTCAAATCCAAGCGGATTTATTACTGGCGTAAATCTTTCGAGTTACGTTACTAATGCGCAGACTGGCAACTTCGTAATCACTTCTCAAACTGGGTCATTCTACGCCGCCTCGAATCCAAGCGGATTTGTGACAAGCGCAAGTTTAAATCTTTCCAACTACGTAGCTAATACGCAAACTGGCGCGTTTTACGCCGCCTCGAA